AATTTTCTTACGCTTCGTTCTCAGAAGGCGAGAAAATGCGCATTAATCTTGCTATCTTGTTTACTTGGCGTGCTGTGGCTAAGTTGCGTAACTCTGTCAGCACTAATCTTCTCATTATGGATGAAGTAATGGATTCTTCTCTCGATACGAACGGGACAGAAGAATTCTTAAAGATACTTCAGCAGTTTACAAAAGACACAAATACGTTTATAATCAGTCATAAGACAGATCAGCTAGTTGACAAGTTTGAATCTGTGCTTAGATTTGAAAAGAAGCAAAACTTCAGTAGGCTTGCATCATAATGTTCGAAACACTAGTAGTAGATGACATCGTGGATATACACGTGCAAAGATATTTGCACGAAAACATTATGCGAACTGCACAATGGAAGTTTGTAAACGATGTCACTGGTGTAGAAAATCAAAATTATCCATCACATGGATTCGTTCATCTCATGAAACATCCGCATCTTGAAAAGAGTGTAGGATTGTATCCTCTCATGGATAAACTGATGCCAGCTATGGAAAAAGCTATTGGCATACCAGTCAACGATCAAACAAATTATCACAATCGTATTTTTCTACAGCTTCCATTAGCTGAACAGTATAGAAAAGATCACAATGGTATTCATGTAGACTTACCAGCCGATAAGCCTCATATTGCTTGTGTTTATTATGTTAATGGAAGCGATGGCGATACTATCATCTATGAAAATGTAATAGGTGGAGACAATACCAATATAGTAGAACACAAGAGAGTTACGCCAAAACGTGGTCGTATAGTATTCTTTGACGGTTCTCGCTTTCATTGTTCTTCTCAACCGACTAGAAACTATCGCTGCATTATTAACTTCGATATTCTGAAGGATTAACTATGGAACTTGTAAAAGCTGACGATCCCATTCTTACGACGCCGTGTCAAGATTTTGATTTTGAAAATCCTCCCTTTTGGCCCGTAGAATTTGCTAAAGAACTAGTAAAGTTTATGTACGACAACAATGGTATTGGATTGGCTGCTAATCAAGTCGGCGTTCCGTATCGTGTGTTTGCTATGAGAGGTCATCCAGAAAACTTTGTATGTTTCAATCCTCGCATTGTAGAAAAGAGTGAACAACTAATTACTCTAGAAGAAGGATGTCTATCATATCCTGGTCTTCTAATAAAGATCAAACGACCACAACACATTCGTGTTCGTTATCGTATGCCTAATGGTGAAGTAGATACTAAGACATTTACTGGTATGTCTGCTCGTATCTTTCAACACGAGTTAGATCATCTTGATGGTAAGTTGTTCTTTGATAGAGCCAATCGCTATCATAAAGAACAAGCATTTAAAAAGTGGAAGAAATGAATATATTTTATGTTGATCATGATCCTGTGAAAGCTGCTGAAGCTCTAGTAGATAAACATGTTGTGAAGATGATTCTTGAGTCTGCACAACTTTTGTCGACCGCTCATCGTGTTATTGATGGTGAAGAAGTAACTGGTGTAAAAGTTAATATTGAAACTGGTAAAGTTAGAAAAACAAAAGCTTGGATACTATCTGATAGTCGAGATAATGTCTTATACTCGGCAACTCATATCAATCATCCATCGGCTGTATGGTGTCGTACATCTATCGAGAATTATTCTTGGTTAGTCGAACACTTTTTTGCATTGATGAACGAATACATGCATCGCTATAAAAAAATACATTCTTGCAATGGTGAGATTAGTTACATGCTTCAATCTCCTCCTCTTGGTCTCAAAGCTTGGGAATGGACCGAGATGCCAAGTTGTATGGCAGAAGAATACAAGATTTCAAATGATTCATGTACAAATTATCGAAACTATTATAGAATAGGAAAATCAAAGCTACATAAGTGGACTAACCGAGAAGCTCCGGAGTGGATAAATGAGTAGAGATTGGGTAAGAGATATTTTTGGCATGCATAACCATTATAAGCAGCATGCCGCTTTTGATAATATGGATGCCGAGAAGCTTAAGAAGTTTCTTGAATTTCGTATTAACTTTCTTCAAGAAGAATTAGATGAGATGAAAAATGCTAAAAACGCAGATGATGTTGTGGATGCTCTTATTGATCTATGTGTTGTGGCTATTGGCACTCTTGATGCTTTCAATGTAGATGCATATAAAGCATGGAATGAAGTTCTCGATGCTAACATGAAGAAAGAAGTCGGTATCAAAGAAGGTCGTCCTAATCCTCTTGGATTACCGGATCTTATGAAGCCAGCTGGTTGGACTGCACCTTCACATATTGGTAATGAAGGTAAACTCAAGGAGATCTTCTAATGTCTAGAGAATCTGATATATTAAAACTTGGTGCTTTGGGTGAAGCTTTAGTCAAAGATACGTTCGAATGGTTAGGTCTTCAAGTATATATGAGTGAAGATCGTTATGATACTGTCAAAGACATGATCGTAGACGATGAAAGTATTGAAGTCAAGACACTTACGCCGATCAAGAAATCAAATTCATTTTGTATGCAACAGAGTCAATGGAATAAGCTTGATAATGTCGATAGACTATTCTTCATTGAAGTGCCTGACTATGGAAATCCAATTATCATATATGAAGCTGTCAAAAAATACTATTTTACAGATTCATTTAATGATGGTATAATGAGAAGATTCTATCCAAAACAAAACATGCGTATTTTTCGAATTCTTCGAGATGAAGAACTTGAAAAACAATTTCGTAACTATTCTGACTCAACATATCTAAAGAGAGGTCCAAATGACTGAACGTCACTCAGTAGAAGTATTGCGCGAATGCATTGATTTGCAGAACGCAAAATCAAACGACTATCAAAATCCAAATTCACGTATCAAGCAAGCAGACTATTATCCGAACGGTGTGGTTACTATTCATGACATCATGCATGCTAAGATGCTTCGTATTAAGTCTGTCATGGAAGCTATGCAGTTTGATCCTGAATATCAACCCAACTTTGAATCACTCGAAGACTCAGCTAAAGATCTAATCAATTATGCATCTTTCTTTGTATCTTATCTTCGCGGTGCAATCGATGGTCAAGAACCAGATCATGATTTCTTAAATCGTCGTGTATATGGTCCAGTTCCTACTCCAGCAGTCACAGCCGTTCCACCTAATCCGCCTGCATTTGTAGTTACTATTCCTAACACGGACACAACACATGCTTCGTCGTAATTATGTCAAACAGATCCGCGAAGAGTTCATTTATCTAAAGCAATCTGAACTCTACGTGACTGATAAGACTGGTGTGAAGATGTTAGAAATCCGCGGCGCTTCTTTTGTCGCGGATGAACCATCTATTTTTGGTACTGTCAATCAAAGCTATGTCGATCGTGAATTGGCTTGGTATCAATCGCAGTCTCTTAATGTTAACGATATTCCTGGTGGTCCTCCGGCTATCTGGAAACAAGTCGCTGACAGCGATGGATTGATCAACTCTAATTATGGTTGGTGTATCTGGTCAGAGGACAATGGATCTCAATATAAAAATGTTCTTAACGAGCTTCTAAAGAATCCTGAGTCTCGTCGTGCTACTATGATCTATACACGTCCACAGATGTGGAATGACTATAATCACAGCGGTCGTTCTGACTTCATGTGCACTAATGCTGTACAGTATATGATTCGTTATGGTAAGCTTGATGCTGTAGTACAAATGCGTTCGAACGATGTCGTGTTTGGTTATAAGAACGACTATGCATGGCAAAAGCATGTACTCGATACTCTTGCAACTGATCTTTCAGAGACAGAAGGCGGTATCGATGTAGTACCTGGACAAATTCACTGGAATGTAGGTAGTCTTCATGTATACGAACGACACTTTGACTTGGTCGAATGATAAGCTCGACACTTGGGACATTCGCTACCTGTCTTTAGCAGAACAGGTAGCTTCTTGGTCTAAAGATCCAAGAACACAAGTGGGTGCTGTTATAGTCGGTAGTAAGAAGCAGATCTTATCACAGGGCTATAATGGCTTTCCACGTGGTATCGAAGACTCTGAAGATAGACTCAACGATAGACCTACAAAGCTTAAGTTGGTCGTTCATGCTGAAATGAATTGCATTTATAATGCATCGTTTTCTGGTGCATCTTTACAACACTCTACTTTGTATGTCTGGGGTTTGCCAGTTTGTTCAGAATGTGCTAAGGGTGTTATTCAAGTTGGTGTGAAGAAAGTCTTTATGTGTCATCCAGTCGACATTGATGATAAATGGAAACAATCATCAGAAGACACATTTGCTATGTTTAAAGAAGCAAAGGTAGAATATCATGTCAATACCTTTATCAAAGATAGTGAAAACGTACGAAGTACCAGATTTTATTCCTGATCATAAGAGTCATCCCGATTTTCTAGTAGTTGGTCTTTCACCATCAACAAAAACAAAACCGTTTAAGAACGGTACTTTTGCACGTCTGTTACTATGGTTTGCTATAGTAAATCTTCCTGAATGGGATTTCTGTAATGTTATTTCAGAAGTGAATAGTACTAATATCAAACTATGTGATGAAACAAAAATACGAATTAAATGTGCAAATCGTAAGAAGATCATAGCTCTCGGTAATGTAGTCTCCCGTGTATTGACTAAATACAAAATCCCACATTATAAGATCGATCATCCCTCTCCTCGTAATCGTAAGTTAAACGATAAAAAATACGAACTAGAGATGCTCAATAAATTGAAAGTTTATTTAGATGGAAATGACGGCGTACTATGATGAATATCTTCGATATTATGATCTAGCTAATAGACAACAAGCTTTATGTAATCTTGGTACTAAGCCGTATATAGAATCCAATATGGGTGATGACTTACTCGAGCATGTCGAGCTATATGATGTGGTCGAAAGAAAATATGCCGGATTCTCTCAAATCATCAACGACGTATTCTATGGTTGGACGCCAGAACATCCATACTGGCATAAAATGTCGATCGGTTTACACACGACTCAAAGATCGACAGTAGCAAAAAATTGGACTGGAAAACACTCCGACTTTTTATTACCCGAATGGCTGTATGTTTTTATTGTTCACCGAATCTGTGGTTCGGGGATCAATTACTCGTTCAAGCCTTCTGGTTACTATAACACTATTCTTTTCAATCTATATAGATGTAAAACGATCGAAGAGATGGTTCTGATGATTAAGAACTATCCAGTATCTTTCTATACTTCTGTTGGTTATCAGTTTCCTCAATTTCCAAAGTTGCCAGCTGGATCTGATTATAAAAAGGGTGGTGACTATTATCTTGGTGAATTTGCACCCAGACTTGCAAGAGATCTTTCCAATTATCTTGAAAATGGTGGTAAGAAAGATCTACGTGAGATCGGCAGTTTTATGCTTGATTGGAATACAAAGAACGGTCTTAAACAGTATCGCTTTCAATATGCCGCTATCGTAGCTGATATTGCCGATTGGTATCCTCAATTTGTTAATAAAGAAAGTCCTTTCTATTATGGCTCAAATGCTGTAGAATGTATCTCTTATTTGGCGATCAATACCAATAAACAGAAACAAGAACTCTTCTTAGATTCTGTTATGGAAAAAATCTATGAAGATACGAATGCATATCCATACAACGCAGAAGACGTTTGTTGTGATTTCATTCGCTGGGTAGAAAACTATATAAAACCGGGTGCCGACTACGATCATCTAAATCGAGATAATATCTGGTCTTCTTGTAAGATTAAAGATCATCCGTTCGGTAGACAAAAAGCTATGTTACAGCTTGGTCTTATCAGTTCATTTAATACGTTAAATGTTCATCCAGCTGATAGCTATATCTTAGATATGGTAGGCATGAGTGTCGTCGAATATAAAAGGCGTGTCAATGAACTGGTTAGCTGAAACAATAATTGACAAAACACACGATATAGTATATAATAATCTTTCTGAAGTCGAGCTAGACGAGAAGGAAAAACCTACTCGTAGCTGGATGTGGAAATGGTCTCAAGAAGAGAGAACTCAAAAGTTCTTCGAATTCTGTCGCGCGTACGATAAACGTGAAGACTCTCTTCTTCGAGACAACTATCAACAGTTTTCTCATCGTCTTCATTGGCACGAGTGTCCGTTTGTAGATGAAGTAAAGAATATCACTGATCCTAAAACTGTCTTAGAAGCATGTCTCATCTTTTCTTTTACTAACGAGCATTGGCTTACTTTTCGTGCATGGAGAGACGGTGGCATTGAAGCCATGAAAGAAAGATTTGCTACTGAACGTCATGCTCGTTCTGATCTATTTCAGATCTACTATCCAAAAGATACTGATGTTAAAGAGTGGTTGACTAAAGTTCCTACACAAGCTGCAGAAGAGATGTATCATACTCTTATCGAGAAGAACAGACCGTTCACGATGATGGAGTATGCTAAGAAACTCAATCAATACTTCGTAGAAAAACAAGGATTTCGTAATGCGATGTATCCGTGTAAGAACGCAGCTAGACATATTGGTATGAGCCATCCAGAATGGGTTGATCCTGAATCTTTCCTTCATGGAGGTACTGGTTTCTTCGATGGATTGAGTCAAGTATTTGACTGTCCTCATTACATGAGTAAAGCTAAATATGATATAGCAGAAGATGGAAGATATGTACCAGTCAATGCAGCGGGTCAATCATTCTATGAAAAGATGCTCTATCTTTACGAACATCAAGACAATCCTATTCATACACAAAAGTATCTCAACTTAGAAGATAAACTTTGCTTCTTTTATAAGCATATCGCTATTCGCAACGGCGTTAAACAGACCACGAAACAGATTCCCTATGATTGGGTTTATCCTACAAATTGGTCTTTAAAAACTGGTAAATATGACACACAATAATCATATCATTGACGGCATAAACAAAGACGTTGGCTTTATGTCGCCTCAACAAGCAAAAGATTATTATCTTTCTTTAGCAGATGGATGGGTTCCTTATAATCCAGATCCAGTAGTTATCGAACATGAAGGTGTTCGAGTAGTAAGAGATGATCTTATAGTTGGTACAAAAACTCGTGCTGGTGATCTATTAGCTTCTAAGATAAACCATAAAACACTAGTGTATTCACAACCACGCACGGGTTTAGCAGGCGTATCATTGCTTGATGTAGCTAAACATCATAACAAAGATATTATACTATTCATGCCGTCTTCTAAACGCGTCTCTCTACATCAAGCGTGTTGTATAGAACAGGGCGCTATTCCTATGTTTGAACGTATCGCTGCGATGCCTATTCTAAACATGTATGCTAAAGAATGGGCAGACAAAAACGATGCATTCTTTATTCCTCTCGGTCTACGACACGAACTAGCTACAGCGGGTATAGTTCATGCAGCTTCGAAGATCGATGAACCCGATGAAGTGTACGTCGCTATCTCTACTGGTGTTCTTTCACGTGCTCTTCAGATTGCTTGGCCAAACGCTAAGTTTCATTGTGTTGCAGTAGCACGTAATTTAAAAGCCGGTGAACTTGGACGAGGCAATGTTATATCAGAACCGTTGCCGTTTGTTAAACCAGAAAAAGACTTACCACCGTTTCCTACAGTAGCTACGTATGATGCTAAAGTATGGAAATACATTCCTAAAAATACTAGTAAAAACATTCTTATGTGGAATGTAGGCACTGAACCAGTACTAAATGATGAAACGATCTATGATCGTATAGATTCTTATCGTGATTGGAAGAAAAATGACAGCTCTCCTAGCAACTCCATTTATAACTATAGCTAAACAACTAACATCACATCGTGCTGCACAGGGTGTGATCTACGCAGATCAACTTAAACAAGCCGGTGTAGATGTCTATGTTAATATGACGCTCGATCGTTATAAGTATGACTTCAATGAATACGACGAGCTATATGCTTATCATGGTAATGATTGGGGTGGAACTGTAAATCTATTTGGTGGTCTTAAGGGTTTTCCATACACACTGAACTTTGTAAACTTTTCTCGTTTCAAGGGTAAAGTGCATTCACTCGTAATTCCGTTTCCAAACTACTACGAACAGTTGAAACCTCGTTATGACAAGTATGTCGCTGAAGGTAAAGAGATCGATCCAAAGTGGCATGCTGTCGATTGGGACAATTTAAAGCGAATGGAACTTGAATCTGATGTAGTCGTACCAAACGATTTGATTAAGTATCCTCGTATTAGTATTGGCGATTCACATGCGATTTGTATGTATCGTCCTAGCTGGCAAAATATCTCTATACCGTTTAAGACTCTTCATGGTGCTTTGAAACAAGGACTCAAATCTTTTATTCCAGCTGGTAACTATGAAACGATTGAGTTTTATTTTGGTAACATCGATATTAGACATCATCTTCTTAGACAAGAAGATCCTATAAAAGCTACAGAAACATTGATTCAAGAATATATGAATCAATGCAAACAGATCGCAGCTGATTATAATTGTAAAGTAGTAGTCTATGAACCGTTGCCAATAGAAAATGAATCACGTAGTTTGCCAAAGACTGGTTACTATAAGGGAACACCGTTCTTTGGTTCTTGGCAAGAACGCGATAATATCAGAAAACATTTTAGAAACGAATTGATTTCGAATCAGACAGAAAATGTTACGGTATTTAAGTGGGTAGATAAGCTCATCAATCAAGCTGGTGAGTTAGACTTTAAGTACATGGAAAAGCCTCATTCAGTACATCTCTCTCGCGAGTTTTATCCGCATTGGCAGGGTCGTGAATGGAGCGGTATAAATATGACACAAACAGCAAGTCTTGAGGCATTTTTTATATGAAACATGCGACTGTAATTCCGCTTATAGGTGGTGAAGTATTAGCGTCAACACAAGTTTTTGGTTCTAGACCAGATTATATTCTAAGTTATAAAGCTTTCGAAGCAAACGAAAAACATCTTCTCAATTATTGGAATCATGAAGTTCCGTATCATGTACTAGATGATGGCGTTAACACTCATCATGAACAAGTAGATGTCGTATCGAGCGTGTGTCCATGCGCTGGACTTTCTATGTTTTCACTCTCTTATGGCGAACACAATCAAAATAACAAATGGATGATCGAGACTGCCAAGTATGTTCTTGGTACCATGAAACCAAAAGTTTTCTGGGGAGAAAACGCACCAGCTCTTGCAGGTAAAGTTGGTACACCTATTCGAGAACAACTGATTCAGATCGGTAAAGAAAACGGATATACGATGACTCTGTATCGTACGAAGAGTCTTCTACACGGTGTACCACAAGTCAGAGAACGTACGTTCTACTTCTTCTGGAGAGGTAATAAGACACCAGTTCTTAACTTTTATAATAGACCATACGATAAGATCGAAGACGTAATCAATAACGTCAAATCTAATACTATGATGGAGCCGATCAATAAGAAGACTCCGTCTAAAGATCCATACTATCGATACGTGCTTGAAGCTATTCATGGTGGAATTTCTCATCGTGAACACTTCGATAGTTTAGATATGAATTCGATGACTCTACGTTACTTAGATGTTAAAAAGTTGATCGAACATCATGGTCATACTTATCAACAAGTCGGAGAGTGGATGGCACAGAACGGCTATGAAAAAGAAGTCGAAAAGTGCAAAAGAATGTTTACAAAATTGGAAAAAGGTGGTAATATAATGAGGCGTGGGACGATCATACCTAAAGATCATCTTGGCGCTTTTGTTGGTCATTATCCAACAATGTTGACTCATCCCTACGAAGATCGCTATATCACTTATCGTGAGGCACTCAGTATTATGGGAATGCCTGAAGACTACGAATTGCTAGATCCTTCTAATAGCTACAATCACATCTGTCAAAATGTGCCAGTAAGAACGGCTGCTGATATGGCCACTGAAGTGAAAGCGGTCTTAGATGGTCAACGAGATTATGTCGATTCAGATCTAGTTTTCCAGTACAATTCAGATCGTACGACCGATATAAAAAATAATAAACACACTTACTTGATGGAGTATATTTCATGACAAAAAAAGTTGATGATGAAATTAATCGTGTGCTTGCAAGAATGGATGCGCGTAATATCAAATATAAGTTCAACGAAGAGAATCTACTTACAGAACTTAAAGCATATATAGATGGTACCTACACATCCCACTATGTCGGTACTGACAACATTCAAGCATTTGAGTTAATTGCAGCAGCAGGTCACGGTGTTGGCTTTACCATTGGTGACATCATCAAGTATGCTTCACGTTATGGTAAAAAGGGTGGACATAATCGTGCAGATCTTTTGAAGATCCTTCACTACGCTATTTTAGCACTATATGTGCATGACAAGGAGATTGGTAATGGAAATTAAGTTAGACTTCGAACAACTTAGAAAACAAAAACTATTCGTAGCTACACCGATGTATGGTGGTCAATGCGCGGGTATGTTTGCGAAGTCGTGTACAGATCTTTCAGCATTTTGTGCTGTTCATGGTATTCATTTACAGTTTTATTTTCTGTTCAATGAATCTTTAATTACTCGTGCTCGTAACTATTGTGTCGACGAGTTTATACGTTCTGGTGCAGATCATTTGATGTTCATCGACTCCGACATTGGATTTAATGCTCAAGACATCATCGCTATGATGGCTCTTCAATCACAAGAGCCTGATAAGTATCATATCATCGGTGGTCCTTATCCTAAGAAGTGTATCTCATGGGAAAAGATCAAGCGTGCTGTAGATAAGGGTGTTGCTGATCAAGATCCAAATGTTCTCGATGCTTTTGTCGGAGACTTTGTTTTCAATCCTAAGGGTAATCAAACTTCTATTCAAATCACAGAACCATGTGAAGTTCTTGAAATTGGAACTGGTTTTATGATGATTCATCGCGCTGCGATGCAAAAGTTTTATGATACGTATCCTGAATATATGTATCGTCCAGATCACGTTCGTACTGAATTCTTTGATGGATCACGTGAGATCATGATGGCTTTCCAAGCTGAAGTCGATCCTGTATCTAAGCGTTATCTTTCAGAAGACTATTGGTTCTGTCAAAAAGCACAACAGGCTGATATTAAGACATGGCTCTGTCCGTGGATGAGACTACAGCACGTTGGTAGTTATATCTTTGGCGGATCATTAGCTGATCTTGCATCTATCGGTGCATCAGCGACTGCAGATCCATCCGCGTTGGGTGGTAAGCGAAAAGAGAATCGCAAGGAAAAGCGATAATTGAATAACCTACACTATGGAGTAAATTATGCAAAACATTAAGTTGGAAAATCGCACATCTCAAATTATCAAGAACTTTTCTTCAATCAATCCGTCTCTTATGTTTAGGCCCGGTAATGTATTGAAGACTCAGTCTCCGACATCTTCTGTCTTGGCTATTGCTACGATCGATCAAAACTTTGAATCGCAGTTTGCAATCTATGACGTCGCACGACTTCTTGGTGTTATGTCTCTCTTTAAGGATCCAGAGCTGCAGATCGACGAGAACTTCCTTATCATCAAGGATAACAACAACAAGCGTGTTAAGTATACATTTGCTGATCCTGCTGCTATCATCGCTCCAAAGGCTGACGTTCAGGTAGCTTTGCCTGAGACTCTTGCAACTATTCGGATCACTACAGATCAGTTGAACGATGTTCTTCGTGCTGCTGCTCTTCTTAAGCATCCTAACGTTGCACTTATTGGTCGAGACGGCGAAATTACATTGTCAACTATTGACTCATCAGGTAAGAGCAAGGATACATACGATATCACTGTCGGACAGACAGATAGAACTTTTAGTATTATCTTTATACTCGATACAATGAAGCTGATTCCCGGTGACTATGATGTTACTATCACCAAGGGTATTGTCCATTGGCGTGGTGATCGTATCGAATACTATACGGGAGCAGAAACTAACTCCACTTTCTGATTTGTTTTTTTATTATGGAGTAAGTGAATGCTTGAACAATTTTTGTGGGTAGAGAAGTATCGTCCAAAGAAGATCGCGGATACGATACTTCCTACAAATCTGAAAGCGACCTTTCAACAGTTCGTTGATCAGAAGAATATCCCTAATCTTATCTTGTCTGGTACGGCTGGCGTGGGTAAAACCACGGTAGCCCGTGCTATGCTTGAAGAGTTGGGTTGTGATTATGTCGTTATCAATGGATCTATGAATGGCAACATCGATACACTCAGAAATGACATCCTCCAATTTGCGTCTTCCATCTCTTTCTCGGGTGGACGTAAGTATGTCATTCTTGACGAGGCAGATTACCTCAACCCAAACTCTACCCAACCCGCACTGCGAAACTTTATGGAAGAGTTCTCCGCAAATTGTGGTTTCATTCTCACCTGCAACTTTGTCAATAGAATTATTGAACCGTTGCATTCTAGGTGCTCTGTCGTAGACTTTAAGATGTCTAAGCAAGACATGCCTCGTCTTGCTGGTCAGTTCTTAAAGCGTGTAGAAGGTATTCTTATTGCAGAAGAAATTACATACGATAAAGCAGTAGTCGCTGAAGTTATCATGAAACACTTCCCTGATTGGCGTCGTGTTCTCAATGAGCTTCAACGATATGCAGCTACGGGTAAGATCGATAGTGGTATTCTTATCAATCTTGATGAAGAAGCTTTCAAACAACTCGTTGGTTTGTTGCGTGACAAAAACTTTACGAGCGTGCGTAAGTGGGTAGATGCTAATACTATCGATCAGACTTCGATATATCGAAAGTTCTATGATACTGCTGCATCTTTCATGACTACTGAGGGTGTAGCACAAATGATCTTGCTTTTGGGCAAGTATCAGTATCAAGCTGCATTCGCTGCAGATCCAATTATCAACTTCACGGCTTTCTTGATTGAAGTCATGACACACTGTGAGTTTGAATAATGGCTTACGATTGGCGATACGAGAACAGCATCAACTTTACAAAAGATTATCAGGATCCAGATAACAATGAATACAAGTATTCTGCATGGCGTACTAATTCTTCATTGTCATATTTTCCTGATACTGTGCTCTATGCCAATGAAATGAACATGCTTCATCATTTAGATGATAAGCTCCAGTATGACTATCTCTTCTTCTCCATCAGGCAGAAGAAGAGATTCTTCAAGAAAGACAAAAAGCACGAAAAAGATCATAACCATGACTTAGTTCAGGGTCACTATAAATACAATAACGAGAGGACTAGAGAAGCACTCAAACTCCTAACTGACGAACAGCTCGATATTATAAGAAAAAAAGAAGAAAAAGGTGGCACATGAACTTAATAGATTCACTAGTTGAAGTGAAAATAGCAGAAGAAGAAGACTTCCTAAAAATCAAAGAAACTCTTACTCGAATTGGGGTAGCGTCTCGTAAAGATCAAAAGTTGTATCAGTCATGTCATATCTTACACAAACAGGGTAAGTACTACATCGTACACTTTAAAGAGCTCTTTGCATTAGATGGTAAACCTTCTGACTTTACTTCAGAAGATAAGGGTAGAAGAAATACCATCGCTCAACTTCTAGAAGAGTGGGGTTTAATCAAAGTAGTAGAACCCGAAAAGATCGTAGATCCTAAAGCACCTATGAGTCAAGTTAAGATTCTACCACATAAAGAAAAAAACAATTGGATTCTTGAAGCAAAATACAATATTGGACGAAAGAAAAAATAGTATGTTTAAATTCTTTGGTAAGAAGCTAGAAGATAAGACTCTAGCTGAAGTGAAGTTGGATCAAATTAGAGAACTTTTGTTCCCACCATGCGATGAACATATCGACAGAGACGGTCAAAAATATCATGTTGACTACTCTGCCGATATGAATTTAGATGCAGCTTTAGTTGATCTCGAAGAGGGGCACAACGATGAAGCTACTAGAAACACTATTAAGAAAGTCTCAGCAAGGATCTACGCAGTTCGTAAGATCCTTGATTCGTATGCTGAAATAACTGACGCTCATTATTTGATCGTCGATGATATGTCGGAGATTGAAATTGAAAAAATTCAAGCGTCAGATAGAGAATATTGACAAGTTTATTCAAGCTTTAGAAGAGATGATCGATGCCCGCGATGATATGTGGGAAGAAGAGCAACATCATAATTGGCGTCAGCAAGAAGATATACGTGAAAAGCGATATCTGCCAGCTCGAGATTTGTTGAAAGTAGCTTTGACTAACTTTATCGTTGAAGTTATGGAGGATGAAGAGGAATAGATTATGGTTGATACACTGACACAGCTACAATATTTTTCTAGTCATGTGTATAAAATTGAAAAACCAGAGTTCTTAGATGCTGTCAAACAGATAGCTAATAAAGAATTATGGAAATTAAAAGTTACCGATAAGATGGATCCAGTGATTCAAACATCGACTTTGAATGATCCTACTTTAGATGATTTTGGTAGTTACATAGCTCAGACTTCATGGAATATCCTCAATGAACAGGGATATGCCATGAATAATTATAACACTATGATAAGCGAATTATGGGCACAACAGTTCAACATGTATGGACATCATGATGAACACATTCATAGTGGTGGATCACAAATATCTGGATTTTATTTTTTAGAAGTACCGAAAAATAGTAGTCGAGTTATTTTTCATGATCCCAATCATTCAAAACGACAGATCAGTCTGCTTGAAAGAGACGATAGAGTAATTACTCCAGCTTCGATAGCATTGAATTATGAAGTAAAACCGGGTGAACTTTTTCTGTTCAATTCTTGGTTGCCTCATAGTTTTGTACCTAATGCATCTTCTTTGCCATTCAAATTCATTCACTTCAATGTCATAACGATTCCCGCACATAATCATCATGTGTGTCAACCCGCAGCTGAAGTGATATGAAAAAATATCTCATTCGATTCAATCAGACTAAGGGACAACAGGGAAGAGGCACACACGAGCACGCGTGGCGTGTTTTTGAAGGAGAGAAGGAATATCTCTTTAAGCACTTGAAGATCGAAGTCCCGGTGGATGATGAACAGACCGGCGATGTCTGGAACATCCGATGCTACGGCACCTTGACAATAGACAGGGTCACGAGCACGGCAATAATAACATAACCATAACAAACTGTGACATTTTTATCACACGTCTTGGTATCTTATTGCCAAGATGCGTTTTTTTGTGTACTTACTCGGCAGGCTTGATATAATAGGATCATCAAATGGGGAATGGCTCCCTGGGAAACAACAGGAACTTGGCAATATGACTTCTAGTGACATCTTCTTAGCTTTATCACCCTTCTTGGCTTTGGTAACCGTGATGGCTATAGGCTTTGGTTTTGCACACTACTTTGACGTGAAAGGTCAGTAATATGATGGAATTCA